AGTAGCAAAAACGGGCTATAAGTAACGACTAGTTTCTCTACTAATCTTACTCAATAGCAGATAAAGACCCCCCTCATTCTGTGAGGTTAATCAACAAAATGGTTTGCTTTTAATTTGTTAGTTTGCATGTTTTTAACAATGTGCTATAAATTATGCAAACCTATTAAAGGAGCGATAAGCATGTCATTAAGTCAACAGATGGGCGAGCATATAAAGGCAGCTCAAACATGGATGTCCGATAGGGCTAAAGAGAAGTTTGGTGGGGACTCTCCACAACAGAGGGTATTAAAACGCAGGTTTGGCATTAACGAAGCAGCAGAGTTATGCGGTGTTACATCAGAGTCAATACGCAAAGCTGAAAGTGCTGGTCGATTACCAACACCAGATTACAAAGACAGCAAAGCGCAGCGACCTATACGTGCTGGTTATACTCTAAATCAAATTGAACATATGCGATCAGTATTCAATACGCACCCATGGCGACCAGAACATTTAGAGGCCATAACAGTGAGTGTACCTGGTGGTAAAGGGGGAAGCTGGAAAACAGCAACTACCGCCCACTTTGCCCAGTGGCTGTCGCTTAAAGGCTATAGGATCTTGCTTGTAGATATCGATCCACAAGCACATGCATCTATGTACTTCGGTTTTCATCCTGAAATTAATGTAAGTGAAGCAGACACAATTCTTCCATTCATGCTGGGTGAGAAGGATGACCTATCTTATTGTGTGAAAGAAACGTCTTGGCCAAACCTTGATGTTATTCCAAGCAACCTACAGCTGCAGCGAATCGAAAGTGAACTTCACAACGCAGAAATTGAATACCAGCCTCACCAAATGCTGCAGGCGGGTATTGATGGAGTAAAAGACCATTACGACATCGTTCTCATTGATGGCCACCCAGACTTAGGCATTGGGACGACAAACATGATTTGCGCCAGTGATGTTGTCTTAATAGCTACATCAGCAGAAACCAACGACATAAACTCAACTTGCCAGCTAATGGGCCTAATAAAAGACATCTATCATGAGGATGATGGTTTAGACGTATCTCATGAGCCGTATGTTCGCGTTCTGCCGACAAAGTTAGGTGCACCAAATAGCTCTAGCCTAAAGAATCTAAGTGAAATGAAAATATTCTGGGCTGGGCTTCCTGTTGAGGCTGGTGTGCATTTCACCGATGAAGTAGGCAAAGGACAACGTCGAATGGCAACGATATATGAACAAGCCGACTCTAGCGAACGTTCAAGCCCTACAGCATGGAAACGCGCAACTGAAATATTTGATGCCACTTACAATGAAATCTTAAACGATATCATTAAGCCAATGTGGAAAGAGGAGGATTAATCATGCGGGGCGATGTAAATACAGAAATAAAAGCAAGCAGTGTTAGCGTGAAAAAAGTGCAAGGTCGCAATAAGAAGTCACTAACCAAGTTGAAAGCCGGTGACTCAATGACAATGAACATTCTCGGAGAAGATGTACCCTTCAAGCTAGTGGTGGTTCCTCCCATTCAAATTGAAAAACGCACCATGGTGTTTCTTGAGAATGAACGGGACCAAGACTTACTTGATGAATTTTCCATTGCTGATATTGCCGAATCATATAAAGAGCATGGTCAAAAGTACCCAGCTATCGGGAGAAAAACTGCAGGTATAATTGAAGTCGCTGAGGGAAGTCGTAGACGATTTTCATCACTGCACTTCCAAAAGCAGTATTTCATTTGGGTTGGCGAACTAACTGACGAGCAAATGCGTCACCTATCAGATCTAGGAAATCAATATAAAGGTGTTTCAGCTTACGAGAAAGGCCTTCGCTACACTCGCCTTCTCGAACAAGCAAACAACCAAGAGCAAGTGGCCAAGAGTCTTAAAATGTCTCGACGTATGCTAATGAAATATATTGATACAGCATCACTACCAAAAACGTTCATTAAATGCCTCCCCTGTCCAAATGATCTAAGTGTTAATGAAGGGGAACGATTGGCAAAACTCTACAAAAAATTCCCTACCGCTGACCAAGTGGATGTGGTTGTAGCTTTGGATGAATGGAAAGAACAAAAATCAGAGGCACAACGAACATCTGATGAGCTGATTAAGATGTTCACAGAGTTATTGACCAAAGATAAAGTAATAAACACGCCCCAAAAAACCGAGTTGGCCATGGGTGCGGTAATGACGGTGAAGAACGGAAACGCGACCATTAAGATCCCTAAAATTTCAAACGAGTCTCGTGAAAAGATAGAGGAGTTTATTAGCCGAACACTATCAGAAGAAGCTATTCAATAAAGCAAAACCCCACTGTTGGAGCAGTGGGGTCGAGTGACACAACAATTAACCCTTAGCCGGAGTAACAATTATGTCTGAAGAAGATCTTACCATCATTAGAAATACAAAAATAGCCGATTTACCTAACTTGAAAATAGGGATGCTAATCGAATGGCTAAAAGGCCAGCAGGAAGGAGTTGGTGTGGCCGTAGCTAAAGCTGCCTATCAAATTCTAAAATAGCCTTTATGCTGGTGGTATATGGGGTCGAAAATAACTCTATTACCACCACCTTTCATTTCCAGTTTAGCGAACACTCTCATCATAAAACCATTTGATATAAATAGTTCCACACGGGGTTGCATTTGAAAATGTCGTTGTAGGCTAGATGCAAATCAATAAAAAGGAAGTGTTATGTCAAAAAGAAAAGAATTAATTGGGCGGTTGGAGTGGGCCATGATCGCAATGCAATCTGGCTCAGTTATATCAGAGGAAATGAGCGTATCAAATGAAGAGTTGCTTTTGGAAGTGATAAAGATTTTGAAGGAATGTGACTGTAAAGTGAAGAGCCCGTAAGGGCTCTTTTTATTCCGAAGTGAATTAAAAGAACGACATCCTAAACGGTAACCAGATGTTGTAAAACTGCTCCACATTATCTGGGGTCAGCTTGAGAGTGTTTCCGTTCTTGAATAGCCATTCAACTTCTAAACCCGAACGTATGTCATCGATGTACATTTTAATGTTTGCATCGGATTTGGTAGCGCTGCACATCACACCGTCAAACTCTACGCCCTGCAATTGCTTCCATTTCCGATACTCTGGAAAATCTGAAAGTTGTTTATAAGGTTTGCGAATCGGCTCTTCTGATTGCCAGCGATTGTTGGCTTCATCAAACAGTTCTGCTGAATACGCTTTTCCATTTTCAGTGTCACCATCTTCAGATGCATAGAAAACAGCTACATAGAAAACCTCATCATCTTGCACCGGCTTTTTTTCTAACCAATCGATATAAGAATCGTGAAACTCTTTATCGATCCCGTTATTAATAAAACCTAAGAACTTCTCTGCTAGTTTTTGAGGAGCATTTCGCTGCATAACTGCAGCGACTCCATCTTGAATCTCACCAAAGTCCTTTAATACTATGTATGTAACATCAACATATTCAGGAACAGGACGAAACTGCTCCACTAGTTGCTCATTCTCATCTAGATATTCAAACGGTTTATCTATTGTTTTTCCCGTTGGCTCTGAACGTACAACTTCTTGATAATACTCTCTGAGCGCTTCAGGAACACTTTCCAGCGTTCCCTCGATATTGTTAAACATATGAGTTTCCTTATGCTGGAATAATATCGCCAGAACCACCAATTGCAGGTGTGGTATCTGCGTAACCGATGGGTAATGAGCCAATGTGGATGGTGGACTGTTGGGTGATATCGTTATAATCGGTGTAAGTGCCGTTAAGAACTTTCACTTGATTATCACTACCCCAATCACCATCGGGTGCGACTTTCTGAAGCACTAGCGTTCCATTATTCCAAATAACATTGCCATCAGAGTCCTGAGTCAAAGACCCGTCATCCCACCTCGTCTGAAAGCTACTGCTAGTCAAAGTCTTATTCTTGCAAATGTAATAACCGTTTATAGGTGAACTATTATCTATGCGGTACTTCTCATCTAGATTCAAAGAACTCATAGATGTAGTCATGGCCAATGGTGTGAACGTATTATCATCCCAGCTCATGCTATTAGCATGAAACTGCAGGTACTCTAACCCGTTAACCTCAACCAAACTAAACAGAATCTTAGCTGCGCTTGAGTCGTTGGTAGGTTCTCCTAATGAAACAGGTTCATGCGTTGGTTGGTAAAGGGAGTGATCTGATAATTTACTATCACCTACTATTGCTTCACCTGTTAAACCTATAGAGCCATATTGAACAGTGTTACCAGCATCACCTGATTTATTAATAAGACCTAATGTACTCTCACTGAGGAGAACACCATGGTCTATTCGGTAATCAGATGTGTTGTACAACATTTTACTCAACCCACCACCATCATTCCGAATGGGTAGGTTAGTACTTAGCACAGTTTGATAAGCATAAGCATCGTAATAGACCATCGCGATATAGCCCGATGGAATTGACACTTCTAGCTCATTCGTTACTGTGTTTAGATTCCATCCTGAACTGTTATGGCTACGAGTTAGCCAGTTGGAACCGATACTAGATTTAAATACAGCGCTAAAAGTAGAATCTAACGCAATACGATTTAGTGAATGGACACTTTTATTGTCCATGCCTATCCAGTGGCCATACCAACCATCTTTTAGATCATCTATTCGCAATAGATCATTTGGAGCACCAATTACACCCTTCGCTTCGAACTTACCACTTACTGATTCTTCGACCTCTTTACTTGCTACAAGAGATATCAGAGTACCAACTGGTAAATTATCATCACTCTGTGATGGCTTTATGCTTGTTAACGTGTATTCCCCATAAACATCAGCAGTTCTTTTAACCCCGCTAACATCTTCGACAAGCGTAACTTTGTCCCCTTGCGAAAAGCCTAGACTTGACCAAGTTTCTGAGCCTAAATCAATGTTTGCTGTATTACTTGAAATGTTCCAGTTTGTGACAGCTACACCTGAGCCTATAGCTTTGGTGAAGATCAACTTCTGTTTACCACGAAATAAACTGCTGATGTACTTCTGCTTGATACCTTCCCACTTGCTAGTTTGAGGTTTACAGTACAATCGTAGGTCAATCATGCCTCCTAACCCTGAAGAGTAAACAGCATCAAAATAACGTTTATCTTGTCTACCCGAACCAATGCCATTAATGTTACCTGATTCACCGTAAAACTTAGAACCTCCGAAGTCAGAAGATAGGAAGCAATCAAGCACTGTTTCAGGCTTCTTCAAGAACGTTCGAGTCGTAGAGTTGCCACTTAGGAAGTACTCATACCAAGTAATCGCACCGGTACTCCCATCATGAGTGAAACCAGCTGCACCTCTGTCATTAAATCGAAGATCGTTACCACCTTGGTTCAACCTAGACACAACCCCTAGAACCTGTAGGTAACATTCACCGTCTACTGCTCTAGTACTTAGAGACCTGTCCGTGGAGTTATTATTACCACTTTGTCTATATGCTTTGAAAACGCCCGCTGAGTCCTTTTCATAGAACTGCTCATTAAATCCCGTACTAATTAAACCTTTACCTACGTCTGCCTCACCTTGTACAGACAGCACAGCTACACTTGAACTGAAACGTAAATCAGCTCCGTGTTCAGGATCAATATTGTCCCAATCACCATTACCAGCACCAGCAAATGTCTTACCACGGTAACGCCACTGCCTGACTTTGAACTCATCATCCCAATATATTTTGTTAGTCTTATCACCTGCTATACGCATCTGGTCAGCTAGACCAATTGCTAAGAAATCAACTTCTCTACCAGAAGTATTTTCATCACCTTCATAATATGCGTGGTAGCTGTTAGGACGAGTAGAGGGCACAGTAGGTATACCGTTGATATCAGTTGCTAGACTCTGAACAGCACCGCCTTTGTACACTTGTGGATTCTCAGCATCCACATATGCCAGCCAGTATTCAATTGCAACCAAATCATGACGGTTGATACGTACTTCTTCTGTTATCGGTTTGATAGATACCTGAGTAATGCTACCTTCAAAAGAACCAACGGCACTTGTTCTGTAGAAGGCTATCTCAGGGTGTGTAGATGTGGTTGTTACCGTAGTTTCATAATAACCCGATTCATTGATGTTTAAGAATATGTTATCTACTACATCTCCACCGTTACGTGTTGTTTTACAATCCAAAGCACCTGAAATAACTTCAATATAAACACTGATTTTATATGTGCCACCATTAACTAAGCCAACGTCTTGATACAGAGGTTGATAATCACTACTGTTAAGCAAAGCTCCATTTTGTGTGATTACCCATCCACCGTAAAGCTGTGACCAATCCCCATTATCACCTAATCGGAAATTACCGTTCTTAACTCCGCCCTCAAACGCCCGACTTGTTGCCTCTGCTTTTGCAGCCTCAGTGCCTACACCATGTACATCTTGAGCACTGTTATCGTATTTAGGGTCTGTATCCGTAAGTAGGTTAAGACTACCACTACCAGTACCACGGGCATCACCAGAACTATCCCAGATACGAGTCCCGTCATCGGCCATGTCAAAGTTAAAATGCATTCGGGATTCATCAGCTGTGCCAGCTTGACTTAACTTGTGGATTACGCCAGCAATACAAGTCATAGCAAAATCGGTTTCAGACTCACCTAACCCATTCACATGACCCATAATCAATTTGTTAGAGGCTTCTTTGGTTACAGTCCAAAGCCCTTGGTTGATATGGGGTCTATTGCTAAGGTCAATAGAGTGCTTACCCATATTAACGATACCACTGACATTATTATTAGCCGCTTTGTTTATCGCCCTGCGAGACGCAAATTCATTTTGACTAGGCAGGTATGGTTTCATTGTGGCCAGTGTTTCTAGCCACTGCTTTTCCATCTCTTTGGCAGTTAATACCGTGTGCTCATTACCTTCGTAATCGACAAATGTGACGCTGCCTTCTTGTGTCCACCACTCTTCCATTGCCTCATAATTATTGATGGTGCTTTGGGTGAGTTGACGGATTTTCTCTACCGCATCATTGAAGTCTCCGAATGTGGGGACGACCTTGGCTTTCACGTTGGTTCGAGTGGCGTCTGTCCAGTTGTCTTTTAGTTCTAACTGGCCGGAGAATACACCGGCTATTTCAACCAGTGAGAAGTCCTCCAGAATAAGCGCATCACCCACTTTGATATTAGTGGTTAGCCCTGAAGATACGGCTACTACTTTGCTGCCACTTGTTAGCGTGACGGAGTTAAGTATTGTCCAAGTCATTTAGGTTCCTATTTACCAAAGTTGGGTCATTTCAATATCGCTGCTAGCTTTTCGATCTAGTGTCACAAATACTTTCACTTCACTCGCACCTAAAGTGACATCATTGCTAGCAGAGCCAGTGACATTAAATTTACTTACCAGCCCTATATAGTGATGACCATCTAGGTCATCACTAGAAGAAGCATCGATGTCAATTGAGTAAGTAAGGTGGATGTCATCGCTATCCGAAAGTGGTGAGTAGATGCTGTTTGAACGATAATTTCTGGCGCTTAAATGTGTTTCTTGTCGACTAAACATAGAAATATCCGGAAGAGTAGATACGATATCTCCCTGTTCGTTTCTATGTTGATGTTCAACTCCTGACACGCTAATGGTATGCGCCTTACCGGACCCCTCGAGTGTAAGACCGTAAGGGTTGCTGTCCGATAACAGTTTCGTTTTGGCGATGATGATTTCTACTTTACCCGCTCGAGGAAAGTCTTCTTTTTGGATCTTTAATGAGCACAAGTTGATATAAACGGTACTGGCATTGGCAGGCGGTGAAATTGCCCCATCGTACCCAATAATTGAGCGCTTGAAGTGGTTAAACCCCGTAGCACCTACAAGGCTTCCGACCTTAACTTCACCGTCAAAATTGCCTGTTCCACCTTCAATATGTGGCGCTTTAATGGTTGAACCTGCGACAAATGCTTCACCAAACACCGTACCTTTGGTGATTAGGTTGCCATTAATTAATGCCAGTGGTACTTCCCAGAAATTACCGTTAAAGGTTTTCACGCTTGAAACGGTTTCATCATTCGATACATACGTCAGCATGTCATCGAGTTCTGGCCAGCGACCATACTTAGAATTGAAATCTTGGCTGGCTAAAACATCTGAAGGAAAAACACCATCACGAAGTTTAAGCGTTCCCCAGATAGTGCCGTTTTTACCATCTGTACCGTTTGTTCCATCTACTCCATCTTTACCATCAACGCCATCTTGACCAGGTGCTCCGTCATTACCATCTGCTCCTGGTGCACCATTAACACCGTTGGTACCATCCGTTCCATCTTTACCCGGTGAGCCATCAAGACCATCTGTACCATCGACACCAGGATCACCTTTTAATTCTTCACGACTAGAGATTACATTTCCATCATCAAGAATAAGACGTCCATTGAGTACAAGCTTATTGGTTTGAGAGTCTAGGTAAAATACAGGAACAAATGTGTCTCCATCCATGTATCCAATACGGAAATGATCTTGGATGAAGTCCATCTGAGATTCTTCACCATCATTCTGAGACATAAAACCTGAAATCTTGCCGTTTACGTCTTGAATCATGCCGCCACGAACAATTAATTTTTTCCCATCTTGTTCAAACACTTCCATGATGTTGCTAATAGAAGCACTTTCACCTTTGCCGTTTTGCACTTGAAGATTACGAATGAATTCAGCGAGTGGCCCATCAATCCAAGAGTTACCAGCTGCGACACACGCAACCGCATCCGCTTCAGTTGTGAGGTTTCCGTTCTTATCAACGCAATACCCTACCGCTGTTCGCGTGTATTCGGTTGATTGTGCGAGCACCGTTTTATCACCTTCAACCACTGCAGCACCTAGCTCTTCAATGCTTGTTGCTTGGGCTGAAATATCGGTTGAATGCTTGGCGATGGTTTTCTCAGCGTAAGCCAATCCGACCTTTTGTTTCTTTACTACTTCTTGCTGATTCGCTTCATCAACTGCTGCGTATAGAGCGTTAATTTTCTCTAGTCCGTTTTCTTTGAACGCTTGCGCTCGATGCGCGGTATCATCGATAACGTCAGAGAGAGATTCGTTTAGGTGTTCGTGGGTGATTTGGTCTTTGATGACCGTTAGAATATCTTCAGAGTTTAACGTGGTTTTAGATGAACGAACAACGAGTTCACTTTTACCAACCTTGTTAACCGCAAGCACGCCATACCAGTATTCTGTATCTGGCGTTAAAGCATTGTGAGTCATTGTAAAGGCACGACCCATGACATTAACTCGGTCTGTCACTTCCTGAGCATTTACGCCCCAGCACCATTCGTATTCAGTACCTAAAGGTTGTGCAGATACGACGGGCCTTGCGGCTATCATCATATTGTCAGGGGTGAAGTCTATGTCATTTGGTGCGGCTGGCAACGCAATAGTAAAATTAATGGTAGCAGGCGCACTGCGCTTGTTTTGTTCGTTTTTAGAGATCAATTCAACGGTATAATCACCCAATTCAAGATCGCTCAAAAGCAGCTCTGTTGCGTTAATACTTTCTATTCGATCATAAACAGAATCATCACGAATAATTTTAGCATCAAACAATAAGCTCCCTGCAGAACTTGGTGTGTACCAAGTTACACGAACCTGACCTGCCGCTACTGATTCAGCCTGCAGATTTTCTGGTGTTGGCACTTTTGTGCTGTAAATTGAGTCGTCTCGTTCTGGAAGAGCTAATCCATCTTCAATAACAGACAGCTTTTCAGGGATATGCTCTACCCCTGAAATTGTAAACTCACCGTTACTTTCTTTGAGGTTAATGCATCGCCAGCTTCGTGCTGAAACGTTAGATTTCGTCAACGTCCAAATGCCGTTATCTTCTAATGCGACCGCAGTCGCAACTCGAATTACAGCCTCACTAACTTGCTCAATGACTTCAATTCGGTGCGGCTTACCTTCTGTATTAATAAACCCAAATGTAGTGCTTCCATCAATGGTCACATCTCTATCAAGCGTGATGAGATCATCATTAACAGAAACGACTCGACCACCAATTTTGTCGCCTGAATAATCATTGTCATATGTTTCAAAGATATCACCCGGCATGTGCTGTAAGCCTTGAGTGCCTACTTTAAACTCAATGGTCTGACGCTCATTCGTGTTGGTAAATAGCGTCCATAAGCCTACTCGTCTAGCTTGACCGCGACTATTGCACGCGAATGCTTCAACGTTGACTTCGTTATAGCCATAACGAGCAATTGCATTGTCATCTGAAATGTATTCTATTTGTGATTCATACGTATCAGGATCTTGATACGTAACATGAACTGCAGTTGTCCGAGCCTTTAGAGGTGTGCTCTGATAAGAGAACTTTCCGTCTATTACATTTGCATGTGTATAGCTGGCTTCTGGATCACCAGGTATATCCATGCGAACCGTCACTTGTTGACCGTTCCAAAGCGACATGCCATTAAAAATACTGGCTAAATCACTGAGCACTTTAAATGCTTTTTGAGGTGTATCAAGATAAACGTTGCAAGTAAATCTAGGCTCTAAACCGCCATAACCATCATCAACTAATTCATCACAATGCTTGGCTAGAGTGTATAGCGTCCACTTATCAACCTCATCATCAGTTAAACGCTTGCCTAGGCCAGCTCGAGCACACGTGCATAAATCATAGAAAACCCAAGCTGGATTATCTGTCCAAGCTATTTTAAAGCTACCGTCCCATATGCCATCATAAATGCGGGTCTCGGGATCATAATTGCTTGGTACGCGAATTAATCGTCCTCGGATTAAATAATTTCGCTTTGGTATTGAGTTAAATTGCTCAGCATCAATGTGAAATCCAATGACTGCTGAATTTGGGTACGTTAATCGAGTATCGATGATTTCAGTATAAGAAGCCCACAGTGTAGCGTTAGACACAAGGGAGCTTGTGCTATCTGCTGTGATTCTCCGCACTCGAATTGAGAATGGCGCCTCTGGCAAATCGTTAATATACAAACTGGTCAGGTATTCGCTTCGCGTTTTCTTATTCACAAGTTTCATCTCTTCAACTTGATCCCAGCCACCTTGCGCATTCTGCATTTCAACGACCAAATGAACATTGGTCCGCTCAATGTCGCCATCATCGTTATATTTCATTAACGACTTAACACCAACTGTCACACGTATTCGGTCTAAATCATTAGACGTAATGGTTCTGACTACTGGCGATTCATTTGTTACGTCTGCACGAACTATTGTTTCGTTTTCAACAGAGGGAAAAGCTTCCAAGTATGATTGAGATTGTGAACCATTATTCCACTGGGCTACTACACCAGAAAAGTTAGCATTACCTTCTGAGTCTTGAATGGGTGTGTCTTCTAAAAATATGCTTTTTAGGCCATCCACTAAACCATAAATCTCACCTTCACTCATGAGGTCAACAATCTGCAGCATCTGACTGCTTTTTAGATTGTCTTTTGCTTCACTCGGCAAGCCACCGCTATCCCCACCTTTACTGTTACCACCCATTACTGCTTACCCCGTAGAGATTCCTTGGCTTAACACTTTTGAGCCAATCAATAATTCACCGTATGCCAAAGGCACACAACTACCTTGTGCGACGTTATTATTTAACGATCTTAAATACCGGTTGCGAGGCCCGTTATCCGTCTCTTCTGTATCCACTTCTTTGGGGGCCATTAGCAATGAGCCAGTAGTCATCAGCGTCACACCAGCCATGAATATCCACGGATTCATCGTAAACATGCCCGCAACCATCAATATGCCACCTGCAATCACACCAAAAAGTCCCCACCCCTCCGTACTTCCAGCTCCAGTAATTACTGGCATGATGTGGAATGTGGAATCACAATCGATAGGATGAAAAGCGCGAGTTTTAAATTCTTCTTCTGTCAACTCTTCATCATCAATTCGTACGTGAAAATCACGACCTTTAAACGCACCTTTGAAGCCTTGTATCTGCGACATTAAAGCTCGCAGCGCTTCACTGGGTGTTTTTACTAATAAGGTAAATTCACGGCCAAATCGTTCAAGATCCCCGTAAAGTCGAACTGTTGCCATTGTTTATGTCTCCAAACTGAATGTGTGTGCTTTAGCCAGTAGCCACCGTATGGGTCACGTTTAGATAATCGGTTCGTGCAATGATGCAGCAAAGTTCCATCACCAAGATAAACCGCACCATGATTAGGCTTAGGACTACCGCCAAGGTGAATTAAAATGACATCACCCATTTGAGGTTTCGTCACTCTTTCAAATCCGAAGTTTTCCATATTGTCGAGATAAAGGTTTTGCCCTTTATCCCACCAATTAGGTTCACGCTCGATGTCTTCCATTAAATGACCACTCAAACGGTAGCTGTCTCGAATTAATGAAAAACAGTCTAAATTTCCATAGCTGTATTTGCGCTTTAATAAATGAGGAACGTAAGGGAAATAATGAACATCATTTCCTGCAATCAAAAACCAGTCATAGAAATTTAACCCCTGCGACTCTCTGTCTGGCGTACTTAGAATATTGCTTCCTGATGGGTGGCTATGAACGAAGCCTACAACTGAGGTGTTGTCATAAGCATCTGTTGCAGCAATTAAATCGTCATAGTCCCATATCACGGTTTTATCTGGGGTTAGTGATGCGTTCTTTGCAGGGAAATACTCACCGTTAGACAATAAAAAACCCGCACATTCGAGCGGGCTTTCAGCTTTAGCGTGGGCAAGCATAGCCTGCCGTGTTTCATCAGAAATCATTTGTGCCTCACTGCGGTTGGAAAGCCGCCAAAAGGTAGGATGCCATGCTCTCCAAAGCGTAATTTACAACTGGATAGTCGCTTTCCGCATTTGTCTTTTACAAGATCGTCTGTTGGAACATCTTTATCATCAGCAATCGCACCGCCAACATAACTGCAGTCAGCACTTCGGTAATTCCACATACAAACATCAGTGGTGATCATTCTTGCAGGTATCATGGCTCCATCGGTTTCACTTGGTAAAGCTAATTCAAAACTAGCGAAATCAGAAGATAAGCCGCTACAACGTTCAATTATGAATTTTGATCGCATCTGCTGAGATGGGTTAGCTAAAGGATTGCCTGATACAAAGTTTTCAGCATCGAGATGTTTAGCAAACACTAGTACTCGGGAAACTACAGCACCGACCAAATCTTCATAATCATTCACCATGCCAGTAATAAAGCCGGTAATATTAGAAAGAGTCAGTTTTGGACGTGCGCTTTTCCCGCCAGAGCTCATTGAAAAGCCCGTAGCCTGAACAGGGTATGGAATGTATGTCTGTCCATCAAACACCACATTCTCTCGCAATTCATTGGTGCCAGCGTGGAAGCGATAAACACCCCCACCGAGCACTGTTGCATCAACTTCAAATAGTTCAATTAGAGCACTTTGTTCTAAACGTCGACTTTCCTGTGCCATTTGGAGAGGTATGTTGCTCATGCAGGTACCTCTTCAAATGTGGTCGATATCATTGATTTATCACTGTGCTTATTGATGCGTTTTCTCGACCAACTTGGACAAATAAACTTTGCTTCTATATTTGTGTCGGTTGGAGTGAAAAAGAAAGATATACAGCCTTTATGTTCCTTTAAAAAGTCATCAATTAGTGATATTTCTGCATGAGTGCCAACACATTCTATACTGATTTTTCTCATGTCATGATTAATGCCATCTGGTGCTCTCGCACTGTAACCATCACCAAACTTAGCCTTTCGAACAGAAGGTTTATGATCATGCTTTGAGCCGAGCTTGGTCTTCCAAATAAACTTAGATTGCCCCACTTAACATTCCTCCTGGTCTCATTTCGTCTTGCAATACATTCTTGACCGCATTTTGCATTTGTTCAGCAGCATCGTTCACCTGCTCACGTTCGCTACCGGACATATGGAAGTGCTGTTCAAAAGAAATTATGTTGCCACCAGACTTACCATTAGGCGTTGGTTGCGCATTATACAAACCATGATTTGCTGCAGGTGTCTTTTGATACATCGCCATCGTTGCTTTATACATTTGGTCAATCTGACGTGCTGACTCGTTGGTATAAACTCGCTCACCTTTATCAAGCAACCATGTACCTTCATTGGGTATGTAGTCCATGCCTGAGTGCGCCATTCCTGCAATAGCTTGCCCCATAATCATGCCTGCAGAAGCTGCTGCCATCCCTCTCATCAAAGCTGCGGGTGTAGCTCCTGCAATTGGCCCAAGACCTAAAGGTGGTGGCGTCATCATTGCTGAAGCAGCAACTTCACCTTGAATTAATACCTGCGCTGCAGCTAAAGATTTTTGAAGCAAAAATGCTGCTTTTTGTATTGACCCGCCTTCTTTCGCTGTTTCTTCAATGATACCTAGAAACTCACCAGCGACTTTCATTTGCATGGAAGTAAGCTGACTATTGATTCTCTCTTCGGTTTGCTTTCTGCGTTCCGCTTCTTGTTCTTTTTTAGCGGTTATAGCATCTTCATTATCTGAGATTAGCTTTAGTTTGGCTGCAAGCTCTTCTTCTTGCCGAGTTAAGTACTCATCAATCTTTTCTTCATGATAAGCTTTTTCTTGAGAGAGGTACTCATCTCGTAATTCAGCAATCGAAGAGTAACCCTTAGCTTCTATTTCTTGCTTTGTGAAGTTGAAGCCCTCTATCGCGGCTAAGCGCTCTCTATGCGATAAATTAAGCTTGCCTAACTCTTCTGCATAAAGATTATCGAATGTCGAAAGCTGAGAGATGTCGGTAAGTTCTGTCTTTCCGTTCGTGTTGTTATTACCAGAATCTCCTCCTGTTTTAACTGGAGGTGGTGCGTCCGACATGCCAAGGTATCTAACTTGATAATCATTTTGGAGTTTATCAATTTCCGTTTGAACCGGCTTCATTTCGGCTTTTAATGTGGCGATGCTTCTAGATAGACTTTCTTTCTTCGCTTTCAGCCAAGGATTCGACTTATCAACCTCGGTATTCCAAGTGTTGATTTCTGAGTAATCCGCTTCCAGAGCTTTAAGCTCTTGTTGCATGGGTTTAATTTCGGAGCGTAATTCACCGAGTTTCTTTATCAAACCACCACGAGTTTTCGGATCATCAGTCCAACTATCAAAAAGCTCTCCCCACCATGTTACGGCAGTATTCAGTTGCTCAGTTAACCAGTTAATCTGGTCTCTAGCGCCAATAACAGCGGTTGCAAACGAGTATTCTAATTTAAGCCCAGCATCCCTTAGGTTCTGGTCCATCTCTTTGAACTGTTCATAGTCGTATTCTGACATTGATACATTCAAGTCATCATAGCGACGTTTCAATTCGTAAAGTTTCTCACCTTTATTATTTAGAAGGGGTATTAATGCAGAAGCATCATTTGCAATCTTTTCCAAATAAGAGATCTGCTCTTTCATTGGAATATTCGCAGCATCCATCGCTTCTTTAACGCGAACCAATACTTGATCGCTTGATAGGTTGCTTAACTCTTCTGCTGTAACATTAACTAATGGCGCAACTTCTTCAAAAAAGTCTTTAAACTCACCACCATCAACTGAAGTTAAATCACCGAGTTTGTCATTCACATCTTTTAAAATGTCTGACATTTTTTCGCCAGAAATTCCATACTCCTCGGTGGCATACGCCAAACCTTGCATGTCTTCGACTGTCTGTTGAGCCACAGTTGACATGCGCAGCATTTCTCGCGCTTGATCGGCTTGACGAGTGATGAGTAATCCTGTCGCACCAGCCAACACACCAAGACCTGCAGTTACCGAGCCTGTAACTGTTAGAAAGCCCTGTCCAAAGCTTTTAGCTTTATCAGCTGATTGCTCTAAAGATTGGCTCAGCTTTACATTGCTATCGTTTGCTGCATGAGCCTGATTCGTATACCCACGCAACATGTTTTTGGCAACATCAACATCTCGCTTAAATTGAACTGTCTCTGCATTGAACTTCAAATTGAAGTCGTAAATTTTAGCACTCAACTCGAATTCCTCCTGAGCCCACGCCCATTGCAAATATTTCTTCCGGTGTCATTTCGGTTTTTTCAGGTGCCGAGTTCAACATGAAATCAAATATGTTTAATGGAGTTTTACCTCCAGAGTTAACGTTCCAAACGGTAGATGCTATCTGCGCAGCATAATATTGATCATTTAGATGAGAGAATCCGTGTTTTTCAAAATGTTCCATCCACTCTTGGAGCTCAACAAATGATATGGAAGCATACAGTTCTCGCCAGCTAGGACTATTGAACTCTCTTGCTAGATGGCGAGCAAAATCACGACGAGACTCTTTGGCTACTTTGGGTCAATAGGCTCTTTTTCTGATGACTCATCTAATTCTTGATTTTCTGGCAAAGGTATACCTGAAAATACAGCGACTTCATTATGAATTTCGGTCACCATCTGAGATGAGAAAGTCTTTAAAATGACGTTCTTTATTGACTGAATGTCTTCATGCTCAGCATATTCATCACTATTTTTAAGCCCGTAAGCTACTAACAGTGCTTGCTGTTCTAACACTAAGCGATTTATACGGTTGCTATACTTTTTAATCGCACGTTCAGCATGAAACATTTCATCTTGTGAAGCGTTTTCAGGTAAGTCGATTAGAGGTTGTTTTGGAAGCTCTACTTCATCTAATGCTTCAATGAAATCAGATTGATCTAAAGCGCTGAGCTGAGTAATGGTGAGACTAAGCTCACCAATTTTTATGGTTTTCGTTTCTAACATACGTCACCTTATGCGGCTGGTGCAGTGTGATCGCTATCTAAAACAGGTTTGCCACAGTTTCTGATTTTAATCGCTCGCTGTACTTTCTCTTTAATAAACGTTTGTTTTCCTAAAGAGCTAATAAACCCATAATAAAAATCAATAAAGCCGTTGGGGTGTTTAATTGCCCACCACTTTTTAGTCCCAGCGTTAAAGTCTGCAATGATCTGCTGCTGAACAGCTGCACCAGGATTCCATTGCAAAGTGGCACCTAAAGTCCCTGCATCTTTTGCAGCGCTCTGATAATCATTCCATTCAGCTTCATCATTATCAAACAGGTCTTCTGCTTGTTCTTCAGCAGTCACTTCGGGCAACTCTAAACCCACAATACTTGTGTAAGCATCCCAATCCGTCGCTGTAAAGGTAGGGGATTCTGAATCGAATGATTTATCACTCATTAATGAATAAAGAAGCGTGCCTGCTCCCTTAGTTCTTTTATCTGTATCAGGCATAATTAGTCCTCTTGGTATTCGATATTAAATAGTAAGTCGAGCGTTCCCCATGGGGACTGTTCGTCACGGTCATATGAAAAAGCTTCAGGGGTGCAATCTTCCAACAAACCCAAAGCCGTATAATTTAGATTTAGTGTTTTACGTATAACGTTTCCGTAATTATCTAAAGTGTCATCGATGTCGATCTCACCATCGACATATACTCTGACTATCAAAACTCCGGTCCAAAATAAATTATTCATTAAACCGGTGTCTTTTGATTCGCCTTCTTGAATAGCAATAGCAATTGCGGGTAAATCTGAATCGGCCGCGAGTGGAATACCTGGTAAACCATTGCACCAACGTTTAATTGGCAACAGCGGAGTAGCATCTAATGCAGCTTTTAAATCTACTTTTACCTGAGCTCTAATTTGTTTGTTAACGTCCATGCCCGACCTCTCTGCGAATATGCAAACGAACTTGTTGAGCCATTGCCGCTTTCAACTCTTTAGGCATGTCCGTTTTCATCAGTTTCTTTGAGTGATTATTGAAGTGAGTTTGCATTGGCTTTCCGATTGGTATCTTACAAACTTTAATAGGATAACGTGCGTCAGTAACTCGCTGGAAAATATGCCACTTCCCTGAGTGGGGAGCTTTTTGTAAAAATGCATTTTCAAATTTGTGTCTGCCAACTCGAATGGAAGTAAATCCTGCATTATCACGTTTCTTAAATCGGCCTTTTTTGTTACGGACTGCGGCAGATATCATCATCTTACCTTTCCGTCTTCTTATCTGAGTTCTGGCTGATCCAATTGCAATAGCAGGCAAAGCGTGACCACGAACCTGAAGGTAAGCAACCGGCATTTTAGCACTGGCCCTTCTTATCTTAGTTCTCTCTCGAATTAGCTTTTGGGTAACCTTTACTTCTTTGGCTGTCGATTTGACAGAATGTGAAACCGCTCTTTTTGCCACTCTGTTTACGGCCATAGAGCTGGCGGCTGGAACTGCTTTTTGACTAAGAGCTGAGAGGTTTCTAATTGCCTGCGCTAACTCTCTGTCTATCTGATTCATTTCACTGTTACCTGAATTTCACCATTAATTGATATAGGGCTACCAACAACAGTAGCCACTTGGCCACTGGACATATTTTTAATAGTGTCGCCAGCTTTAATCGTTACGCCACTGATAGCTAAAAATTTAAACTGTTTTACTGCGCCCGCTACAGTATCAAATTCATTAAAGTCTTCTTCATAAACAGCAGTAACCGGTTCGCCATCATTGATGCAAACTGAAATACCCATGTTTGACCAGATTTCTTCATCTGCTTCGTTCATTAGATTGTCAAAATCACTGTCAAACATATGCACTCCAATAAAAAAGACTCCCGTAGGAGCCTTCAAATAAATACTGAGAAATTAAGCTTTTTTGCCTAAGCCTTTCTTGATGATTTCTTCTGCTTGCTCAGTCGTAAACGTGTGAGTTTTACCACCTTCAAACACAGTTTTCTTACCATCAATAGTCTGCTCAATGTTCACGCCTTTTTTAAGCGTCACTTCGAACACTTCTTCGGTGCCACCTGACACCTGTTCACCTTCTTCCCATTCTGCATAAATAAGTTCAAGACGCTTAATCTCTTCATCCAATTCTGCTTCGGAGTTTTTTTCTGTGAGTTCTTTCGCTTCAAACGAAATATCTTTGGCTGTCATTTCAGCCATAAGACCGCTAATAACTACCACTAAATCTTTTTTAGCCATGGTTTTGTCCTAATAAAAAAACCACCTTTTACTCGAGTAAAGGGTGGCTTATATGAATATTACCTACCGATTAAGATAGTACGTGTGCGAAGCAGAAATCATCCGCATCGAACATCACTGGCACTGGTGCAGATTGAGTCTGCAGCATTTCTATTGATGGATTCTTTTGGAACCAGTTTGATGGGTAACGTTCCGTTTCAACAATGCCGTTTGCATTCGCTTCAACATCTTGGATACCACCATACGCCATGTAAATTTCAGCTGCTGATGAACCCACTAGCACGCCACCTGCAGCAAAATATTTAGTATCGACGCCAGCGTCATTTTCATACGCTCCATTTGTTACATAAATATCGTATTCGCCAACGGTTGCGACCCATTTAAAAGCTTGGTTATTTAGTGGACCCGTTTCACCTGTAGATTTAGAACCACGACGAGTATCCATTAAATCTTTCACGCACTTGAACTGCTTAAAGATGGACCAAGTCGATTTATCCATAACAACGTGATCAGCAAGTAGATGACAATTTTCAGCCCAAGCTTCAATGTCTTTCAGAGGCTTCTCACTTGTCTCTTTGTCCAATACATCCCAACAATCACCACCAATTAAAGTGACTTGGTTTTCAGGGCTACGTTCGTAATCAAGTTCAACTGACTCAAACTCTGGCCCTTCAAGTACGACCTTTCCTGTTGTTAGCATCTGAACAACCATCCACTCTTCACGACGTTCAATGGATGCATCTTGCTCCATGAGCTTATCTGCAACAATCGCCTGACGACGCTCGGCTGGATTTAGTGTACCCAAAGGACGCTCACCTGGTCGACGCTTCAATAGAAGATCTGAGGTAATAGCGTCTGTTGGTTTCACATATGCTGGCGTAATGGATTGCTGAATCGCTGACCTTTCTTTGTTTGGCTTGCCTGATTCCATTGGTGAAACCAGAGGAGCAAGTTTGCGACCTTTCTTAATTTTGTCGAAAAAGACTTCAGCTGTATTAAATGTTACTACGCCTTTCACATAAAAGTTTTTAAGTGCTGGCGTGTATTGAGGTGGCAGTTCTTGGTGTAGTGCAATAAGAACTGCAGTAGCAATAGGGCTATACATAAATGTACTCCAATAAAAAACCACAGCCTAAACTGTGGTTTTGAAAATGATTGTGAACAAAAGTGGCAATTAAACGGATTGCTGCTCTTGCACGTTGATTGGTGAGCCTGCAAAAACACCCTGCTTTTTGGTTTCCGCATAGCCATCTGGCCAGTTCACCGCTTCAGGTGTAATCGCAATCGCTTTGATTGCCGAATGCTCCACCGCACCGCTTGTTGCATCTACAGCGAATGCTGATAAATACTGAGCATTACTTTCCGCATCAGTCATCGCTTTAAAGTGACCTGATGCAGCATCAAATTTTAACGGTGTATATTGAGCAACATTCTCACCACTGGCGATGGTCACTACTGCGTGTTCAATTTGAGTGTCGCCACTAACGTGCTGTGCGTAATCTAGGTTGGTTGAGCCCATTACTTAATCCCCTTTGCTTTATTGAAAACTGCAGCCATTTTCTTAGCTTCTGCTTCAGGTGAATCGTCAACTTCAAGCTCATCATGTGTTTCTGAATCAGCTGAAAGTTCTGGTTGCTCTTCACCACCCATTGCTTCGCTTAAAGCGTCGGTTTGAACGACTGAAGCAGGCGTTGTTGTTTCTTTCTCTGCTGCGGCTAAGATTTTTACTGCTTGATCTGCAGATAAATCAGTGTCGTAAGCTAAGTGCTCGGCAAGTTTCTTACGACCTTCCGATTCATCACATGCAGTGATGGCTTTGATTCGTTCGCGTTCCGCTTGTTGAGCAGACGCCTTGGTTGTGGTTTCTTCCCCATCCACAATTTCAGGGTTATTAACTGACATAGTGATACCTGCTAGGTTGGTGTTGTCCTGCTCTCGCAGGTGTTCAATGAATTCGTTGGTAAGATCCAGTCGATTTTTCACCGACTCAGCAAAGCCTATTTCAACAGAATTGGCGCCTGTGTAGGTTTGCGCTTCAGTTTCCAAAACTTGATCAATTTCCATTCCCGTCCCCGATGCGACTGCAGTCGCAAACTTAGTCCGGCAATCTTTGAGAGACTGCTTAAAACTGGCTGCAACCTTTTCGGGTAGTTTTTCAAATGGGTTGCCATCCACTTTATGGTCACCGTCATAAAGCAGCGTGACTTTGTAACCGGCTTCTTCATATGCCTTAGACATATCGACGTGCATCATTCTGGCACCCACACTGCCAAGTTCGCCTGATTGGGTGACAAAGCGACGACTACACTGGGAATGTAGCCATTGACCTGCTGATAAAGCCATGTCTTCACATAAACCCCATACGGGTTTGTCTCTGGCTACTTTGGCAATTAAGTCACCTGTGTCTGGGCAGCCATGCACGCTACCACCTGGTGTATCGAATAACATCAACACACCTTTTACGTCTAGATCATTCCACGCATGGTGCAGTTTTCTCTGAATAACGTCATAGCCTGTTGCGTATTTCCAGCTCCACCCGTAATTGTGCAAAAGCACACCCTGCACTTTGATAATGGCTACACCATCTTCAAAGCGGTAAGGTTTGTACTCGCGTGATGTACTTACACCAGTAGATAACGCTAATTGTTCTGGCTTAATTCCTGCTGCAGAAAATGAAGGTAGGTGACTCAAATCCATGATGTGCCGAGCATCAATTAACGCTGGGCGTTGATGAAACTGGCTAAGTTGTTGTGGCATTGTCGCCTCCATTATTATTCGGTGGAGCCTGTTCTTGCTGCTCCGGTGCGAAATTTTCTGCTTTCATCCAACTTGGAGGAGGTAATTCTTTCTCCTCTCTAAGCTTCATCTCTCGATGCTGTTGCTCAAAGATTTCGATGTAGTCTTCACCCATCTTCGCCAATTCAATTTCATACGTTGAAAGTCCAGCTTCAATCTTCAGAATCGCTTCTTTGATTTCTTTCACGCCATCGATAGACATACGACCGGAACCAATCCAATCTGCTCGACAAAGGGCTGAGCGTGAGGACCAGAAGTTAACGTTATTCGGTAATTTAATAGTGCCGTTACTTACCGCCTCTTCTAGCCATAAAGAGAAGATCGAAGTCGCGAATCGTGAGGCTATGATTTTTCGTTGCCCCATAAAGAAACGCCAACCTTCGTTAAGCGCAGCGCGTGCGCTTGAATAGCTGGAGTTTTGGAAATTATGAGTAAACTGTTCTGTTGATACACCTAAACCTGACGCCATGTATTGCAAGAAAGATTGTTCTAACTGATTAAAACCGTTATCTGCATTGCTTGGTCTTTGTAAGTTAAGCTTTTCACCAGACATCAAGTGCGGCACTTTAACTCCATCAAGGCGAATATTCGCGCCAGAGTGGTACTTATTAACCGTTGCCATCCACTCCCAAAGCTTCTCTTGGGCTGTTTCACCACCTGCGATAAATTCAAATGCTTTTTCCGAATCAAGTTCTGACTCTATTGTTGCAGCGTACATAGCGTTAACGATTGCGTTTTGCAGCTTGGTTTGTTGCAACTTGTCAAGCATGTGCATTTGCTGCATTACTGACATTAAGCTTGAATGCCCACGACTCTGGCCATCATCCTGAGCATCAAAGATGTGAATGAATTTAGGCCGACCCCACCAAGTCTCTCTACGAACGTAACGAAAGGTTGAAGATATACCTGATAAAGCTAAGGCGTTTTTACTGTCTGCTACATAAAACCCAAGCGCATTACCATGACGGCCATGGCGTATGCCGCCACGAACTTTATTGTTAACTAGGAGGTTTCCGTCTGGGTTTCTGACTCGCTTAGGCGATATCATTTTGATCGCGGTTTTAAATGATGCATGACGTCTATCGATCCACTCGGCTGCTGCCATAGTGTCACCATAAGTGAAGTGCTGTGCACAGCCTGCTCGAATCAGCATGGTGAAGGTTCGCTTTCGCTCTGCGTCGATAAAGCAACGATCATCTTCAGCGTACTCTAACCACGCCTGCTCAACGTCTGTTTTAATTCGCTTATAGTCTTCCTCTGACCAACCCAACTTTCGCCACATTGGTTTCCAGTTAAGCTTAAAAAGATGACCAACAACGTTATCTAAGTGCAGTCTTAAACCGCCTGCCGCATAACCATTATTACGAACTAAATCATCCGTTCTGGCTTGTGCTAAGTCTAAATTAGGTAGCAATGCCGCATCGTTGGTCATGAGTGTTGGTGACCAGTTTTGCATCTGACCACCAAAACCAGCTCCCGTACCCTCAAACCCTGACATCTTGCGAATAGGTACGCCACTTGAGTGGAGTATTTCTACTTGTTTCACTAGAACAACCTCGCTGGTCTTCGTCGGGATGAGCCTTGGTTAAGCCTTGCTTCTAAATTTTCAATTTCATTTTTCAGTGTGGCTCTATCGGAAGGCTTGTATTCTACCTTTCGACCGTCTTTCTGAATGGAAGTCGCTTGCTTGCCAAGTACCAATTTTTGATAGGCTTTTTTTAGCTCTTGTAAATATTCTGCGTCTGTAAGTGCTGCCATTAATTTGCTCCCATTTGTTCGCCGAGCTTTTCAATGTCGACTTTCTTCGATTGAGTGGTTTCATCAGGGGCTTCTAATTTGAAGCCGAGCTTTTGAATGCCTATTCACAAAGCGGCTAAGGCGTAAACCATGCAATCTAACGCTTCGTTTCGTCGCCCTTCGTTATCCCAACGCATTAGCTTTTTACCATTTACTCTTTTTTCTACGAGTCGTTCTGAGGCTATTTGCTGACAAATAACTTCGTCACAAATCGCATCATCAAGAGGTAAGTGCATAGCACCTGGTGATGGTTCAGAAGAAGGTTGCGTTTCCATCTGCAGGTAAAGTAAATCTTTGGCTGTATCTGTTCCTATTTCGGTGTGATACACGCCTTCTTTGTTTCGTGTTCGCGGGAAGTTGGCAATAGGTTTGCCATAAACACTTGCACCTTTGATGGGGATTACACGGAAAATTCCGTGCTTTTTGCTTCGTTTATCGACCTTGGTTCTATCAATACCACCCGTATCCCAACACCACACTCTGACATCGTATTGGGTTCCATCTTTTTTGGTGTACGTTTTTACGATGACATCATCGACACGCTTTAGTGTGTCTTCTTTGTCGTAGTCACCCATGACTATCTGAGTGTCGATGAGCCATTTCTCTTCACCTACACCCCAACCCCAAACAAAGCATTCGTATCGGTTTCTCTGGCTATCAATGCCGCCTGTCAGGTAAAGCACACCATCTGGCACTTGAGCTTCGTATTTTTCACGACGCTCAACCAATATCTCTGAATCGAGTTTTTCACCTGTATTCTCTTCAAAATCTTGACCGAGAACTGTATTCACAAACGCTTTTACATCAAGTGGCTTACCTTTGGCCTTTAGCCATTCCGCCACTATCTCACCCCAACCATCGAGATTTAGGGAGTAAAGCGCGTTGATCTCGATGCCAACATGCTTGGGTGGTGGAACTCGGAAGTTCTCATGGCTGTAGAAATTATTACCATCTTTAGTCCAAGTTAAATCTTCCGCCATCCATCGACCATTTAATTCCATCTTGGTTAGGTCGTTATAAGTAAATGACTTATCACAACCATCAAGGTTGCAGCATTTGTAATGTGCGGTTCTGGCTTTTTTCTCTACGGTGTCTTGTTCATCATCCCAAAGCAGGCCGTAGTCTTTCATGCCTGTTTCGTGGTGCTCTCCAAACTCTAGAACCTGCTCAACGCCACAGTGAGGGCATGGAAGATAGAAACGAAAAGTAAGATCGGCACCATCCACTAAATCTGAGATGTGCGAGTTGCCTGTTACTGTTGGTGTAGTACCAAATACCGCTTTTGGGAAACTCGCCCCCTTTAAACGCTGCATGGCCAGTTTTACTGGGTTACCTTCACCTTTGCCTGCTTTACCAACTTCGCGTGGCCAACCGTTAACTTCATCACCGAATAAACACTGTTTGGTTAATCGACGAAAGTTACCTGGTGAAGTTGCCCCACGAAAATCTAGCACTGCGCCTTGGAATATTTTCTTGCTGTTGTTGTTCTTTTCGCCTTTTGTCATCCATTGTGGGAACACGTTTTGAATAACTGGCATTTCAGCGATGGTCGGGTCAATTTCATCGACTACAAACTCTTCCGCTTCAGGATCTACTGGCTGATAGATAACGCTTGAACGTTTTTTGTGTTCTGCCATGTATAAAATAGCTGCTACCATAATTTTGGTGTAACCCAATCGAGCGGATTTTTTTATGGCCACAATTCGAATGGTGTCATTCGTCATCATGTTGAGCAATACCACCTGCAGAGGTTGCGTTACCCAAGCACCTGCAATTTGAGAACTACCTTCAGGGAGACGAAAGTATTTATCAGCCCATTCGACTCCCGTCATAGGCACTATCATTTTCAGAGGATTCAAAGCTCGCGAGACCGCTTTCGAGATCGCTGTCTTCATAGTCGGTGAGATCAACTTGTACTTCTGCGAGCTCATTCATCACCTGCGCCAATTCTCGTTTAATTACTTCCAACCCCTCCATTGGGATTTCTGGATAGGCCATTTTTATTTTTGGAAGCCATGAGTCCACCCGAGTTCTAATTGATATGGCCACGGCACCGACCACATCATCAATAATCTCAATTGGTGCGTATTTTTTCTCAAGCACCAAACGTTTAATTCGATTTAATTTAATGCGCTCTTCGCGCTCATCATTCTTTAATTGCTGCTCGCGGTTCTTTTGATTGCCTTCTTCCGAATCTGGGTCAACTTCCGCTTTCTCTCGTTCACCATCATGCTGAGATTTGTAGGCGATGTATGAATGAACACTTGCGAGCGGGTCCATTCCATCTCGACCTTTGGCCTGCATGAGAACGCCTTGTTGGATAAGGTTTCTCACTTGACGGTCGGAAATTTTCAATAATTCCGCAATGTCTCGCTGTGTAAACTTTTTATCGGGATTAAATAGCGACATAGACACTAACTTTGAAGTGGAAACCGGAAACCGCCAAAAACGATTTTTATAAAAAATTAGAGGTTTCTCGCGAGTTTCGCACCCGTGGTGGTTCCAGATGCGCCAAAAGGACCCATTGCACCCCAGACGAGCTAAGGTGCGGGCTTGTTCTTTCTGTAATAGAGCTGCTTATGCTTTAACTGGGCGCTAACCAGACCTAATCCCTTCCTTATGGACTCGTGCGGGATACGTTGCAATCACACGTTGATTTAACTGATAACAGGTGCAATCAATAAGACACCCGAACTAATGCGACTGCAGTCCCATTCGTTTTTACTTGGCTATTGGTTGAAGAACTAATCGAAGTAATGCGGTTGTTGTCCCGAGTAATACATTCAACGTGGCTGCTGTGGCTGGTGGTATATGCATTTCGAATACACCTAGCAGCGCGATCAACATATTAATTACCACGATTGCTATGGCCGCTTTAACAGACCAAAGCTTTCCTGAGTTCTTCCAATCATCGATGAGTTTCATGCTGATGTTTCCCTGCGTCAATGGCGAGCAGAACAGCTTCTTTCAATAGCTGCTTGGCCTGATTCATTTTCTCTTGCTGAGTGGTAGGGCAGTTAGTCATTAAACTCTCAACGCCTTCAGCTTGAGTTCTAATTATTTGTTCAAACAGTGTGTGGTTCTGTGTCATCGTTCTTTCCCGTGTTTATTGATTAACGCTTTACTCAAAACGCTAATCAATAAAGCCCAGATTAACTGGGCCTATTGGAGACATCCTGCTATGCCTATTCTTTGGCTGAGCTATTTATAACTCTGTTTATCCTCAACCCACTTGCGCGTTCGGTCGACTTGCGCGGCACATATACGCAAATAAGTCAGCCAAGTTAAGTCGCGTTCAAGTGAGGAGTTTAGAGTTAATGGTGGTTCCTGAAACGGCACTTTGCAGGGTTGGAGATCAGCTGTCGGGGGGAACAGGTACTCGGTCTGAACCTTGGTTATCACCTTTAGTTCCGTAGTGCTCCCACATCCGGTCGATAACAGGAGTAGGCAGACGCTCATTGCCACAATCAATCTCGGTGGTTTCAACTGTACCATTTAGCATCTCCCCTAAATCTGTTATCGCTTGATCAAGTGATGCGACCGCAGTCGCATCGTGATTTTCTTTATGTAAAAAAGCCTGCGTGGCTTCTTGCATAGCATCTTTAGCTAAATTAAAAGACTCAATAGTTCCACGATTGATTTCAGCATAATGGCTAATCTGAGACTGCAGGCTAGACTTTTCCATCTCGGCCACTTCTAACTTACCATTTAACCACTGAGCCCTCGTCCAGCTAAAAGTAAGAGTTAGAAACAGCAACAACCATGGGTTTGAAACTACTTTGAAGATAGACACAATGCTGTCTCCCTTTGCCTTCGTTTAACTAATCCGTTGAGCTTTTTCCCGCCTGCATAAACCCAGTGTTTAAGCTCATGGCAAGCTGCTTCGAACTGCCCCGTTTTTATCTTTTTATAAATACGAGTTTCACTACCATCAGCATTGTGACGATATCTACTGCAGCCCACGTTAAAGACAAATGAAACAAAAGCATCTAACTGACCCTGCGTTAATGAAGTGATATCAGTGGTATTCGACAGGCAACTTTGAGCATCTTCTATGTTTTTAGACCAATCGATAGCTACCTTTTCAATAGTTATCTGTTGGCCT